ATTCTATTCGAAAGCAGCATATTAAAGAAACTAAGTATGCGAATGTTGTCAATGCCATGAAACCTGATAAGTATAAAACTAAATCAGAGGATGAATTATCTGGTCATGTACTTGAGGCTCGTGAGCTTGCTAAAGTAAAACGTATTGAACGGACTATTAGAACAGAAATAGCAGCTGCTAATAAAGCATATAAAGAAGCGGAACGTTTCCTTGCAGATGATGTTAATCGAGAGAAGATGGCAATGCAAACTATGATCTGTATTCAAAACAAAAAGACTAAAGAAGTTTTACGTCTTACATACTGGAAAGCTACTAAACTAGTTTATAGTGATGAATGGACATTCGTAGAAAAATATATGTGGAAGACTCAGCTACGAAAAGAGCGTGAAAAGCGCAAAGAAGAAACTGAGAAAAACCGTGTTGCACCCTCTGGTGTCAGTAGGAAGCAGATACGACAAAATTCCCGACCAAAGAAGAGACGTGAGAAAACTCAATTTGGTAAATTTCAACACATCAAAGGTAAGTATGAAACAGATGATGAAGGAAATATAGTACAGGAAACTGTTACTATAATAACTCCTACTCGTGAATATGAATTCATACCCATAATGAAAAAAATATGGAAAGAAACCTTTAACAAAATGACTGGTAGAAAGATCATTGAACTTGTTAAAGAAATACCTTGGATGATACCAGCATATGATGCAGATGGTAATAAGGTACTTAAACAAGCTACTAAACGTATTGTTAAAAAAGGTAAACCTTATATATCAGACATATCTCAACCTAAGGTTAAACATGGAAGTTGTACTATCTTTCAACATAACTTTAAATCAAAAAAATCAGCTTATGTTAAACCAAAGAAACAAGTGGAAATTAGTGAACATGCTAGTTCCGGGCCCAACAAAGGGTCGAAGCAAGAAAGTAAAAGTGTGGAAAAAGTTAGAGGAGATGACAAGAGGGTCAAAACCCCTAATATTAAGCACTAACACAGGGCCAGCATATAAGACTCCTCGCCAGAGGGATCTTGTGTCAGCCTAATAGGGTAGGAGTTTCGGCTCCACCCTTTATTTTAATTAAATAATATGCTTTGGATCTATGATATAGAAACATACTCTAACTTCTTCTCAGTCACGTTTAAAAACGTTAAGAGTAAGGAGATTAAGACATTTGTTGTCTTTAAAGATAGAAGTGATATAGATGAATTACATGATTTTATAAATGATGGTACTAAGTGGTTGGTTGGATATAACTCGTTTAACTTTGACAATCAGATACTAAACTACATATATAAAAATCATTTCGAACTAACAATGGCTACTACAGACTTTGTTACAAAGAACATCCATATGCTAGCCATGAGAATAATAGACAGTGACTTCACTGACTATAGGTACAGATTACCATTCCAAGGGCTAGACCTAATGAAGATAGGCTTCTATAGAAAATCCTTAAAGCTAATAGGTGTAGCACTTAAGTGGCCTAAGCTACAAGAGTTACCATACCCAATGGGTAGTCTGATCACTGAAGATCAGGTTGACGTCATCCTCAAGTATAACTTGAACGATGTACTGATAACAGAGCGACTCTACTATCACTTAGAAGATAATATCAAATTACGATTTGACATTGCTGAACGATATGGTGTACGTGTGTATACTGAATCGGATAGTGGTATTGCTAATAGGTTACTTGAAAAGTTTCACTCTGAAGCTACAGGATTACCTATAAGTGCATTTAGAGGCCTAAGAACAAATAGAAAGTTTATACCATTCAATCAGGTTGTATTTGATGAGGTTCATTTCCACACAAATACATTCGACAAATTATTAGAAGAAGTAAAGGATCATAACCACTATAAGGATATACCCTTCTTTTCTAAAACAGTAAAGTTTGATGGTGTAAGATATAAAATGGGAGTAGGTGGTTTGCATTCTATTGATACTGGTGCAATGTTTAAAGAAACAAAAGATACATATTTAATTGATGCTGATATAGGATCAATGTATCCTGCTACTTTAATAAACAACCAACTGTCTCCTGCACATCTCGGCCCGAAGTTCCTTAAGAACTTTACTAATCTACGAGATGAAAGACTTCTTGCAAAGAAGAATAAAGACATGACCCCAGCAGAAGGCCTAAAGATTGTGTTAAACTCTGCTATAGGTAAAATGCTGAACGAACATCACTGGTTATACGATCCAATCGTAAACCTAAAGGTTACCATAAACGGTCAACTGTTTTTATTAATGTTAATTGAACGCCTAGCACTGTCTGACTTTCACACCATATCGGCTAACACCGATGGGATTACAGTGATCGTCCCTAAGGACAGACTAGAAGAATATAAGGCCATTTGCAAACAATGGGAAGTAGATACTAGATATGAACTAGAGTACGCATACTACAAGTTATACGCTCGTAGGGATGTGAATAACTACATTGCTGTGTATAGAGACAGTGGTGTGAAAACTAAGGGCATCTTTATTAAAGATTGGCCTAAGAAGTTTTCTAATATGACTGACCCTTTAAATAAGGGTTTTGATAAACCTATAGTGTCAATAGCACTATTTGAATTCTTCGTTAATAACATTCCAATTGCGGATACAATAAAGAACCATACGGATATATATGATTTTTGTATTTCCAAAAAGATTGACGATAAATTTACAAACGAATTTCACTACATTAAAGATGGAAACCATGTATTTGACAGATTACAAAGATCAGTTCGATATTATGTATCTACATCTGGAGGTAGTTTGCTTAAAGTAGACAAAGTGACTGGTTCTCAGTCTAAATATGAAGTTGGTAAAACTGTTATTATCTTCAATGACTTTGTTGAAAAAGAAAGCATCACTGATTATGAAATAGATTATACTTATTACATTAATCATGTGCAAAAAGTTATCAACGAAATTATCAATCCACAGTTATCATTATGGGACAGCAACTAGTAATATCTAATTTTTATAAACCAAACAACGTGACGTTATGTGACGTCATGGAATACATCGCTAAAGCAACGCCATGTGAAAGTTCTCCACCATCCAACAAGGAGATTAGATTGGCAATAGATTTAGCAAAGCAAATGAATCCTTTGTTTGAATTTCACGTACAAGAACATACCGACTTGATACGACGTTTGTGTAAGTATAACGTTCCTCAAGAGAAGATCTTAAACGTGAAGCCATTTAAACAAATCCTATACAAAGAACTTATAACAAGTGTCAAACATATAGGGAATGGTATATACAAAGTTAAACTAACAAGGGTTAGGAGAACACATACCTAATTTAACCATTTTCCAAATCTAGTATCCTACCTATATTAATAGGTGATATGATATTAGAAATAGACACTTCGTATTTAATAAAAAATAAAATAACAGCTCACCAATATACTATTGCAAAACTAGTTAGAGAAGACCGACAAGCTGAATTAAAGAAATATCTGTTAGTTACTAAAACAGATGGAGCTTTAAGGAAAGACTTAGAGGTTCTACATATAGCTGGTTTTGTAAATGCACCACCTGGTAGTGTCATAAGCTTAAATTCAATCGGAATAACTACCAAATTTTCTCAGACTCACACGTTCACAACTGATCCGTTCGAAGAACTGTATGATGCTTTCCCAACGAAAGTACTGAGGCCTGATGGAAGTTATGACTATCTACGAGTAGACCAAAAGCGGTGCAGAAAGATATATTACAACATTATAAGAGAGAGTCCGACCGTGCATGAATTTATACTTCGATGCCTTGCTGTTGAAGTAAATGATAAGAAGTCGAAAGGCCGAATGTCATTTATGAAACGAATGCCCACCTGGCTGTCTTCCGAAGGATGGAAAGCTTATGCCGACGTTGTGGAGCACTGCGACGTTAGTACTCTGGAAGAAAACTCTACTGGATATGGACAAGAAATCGAGTAGGTCTCTCACTTATAGACATATAAAAGAGCCAGCCACTGAAATTCTGCGGTATATTGATGATAGACGTCATGGAATTGTCAAATCGCTTAAAACTAAATGGCAGAGATTTAATAAACAATGCATGGGGGGGATCGAACCTAATGTCATTTATACCATTGCTGGTATGAGTGGTAGTGGTAAGTCCTCGTTTGTGAATAGTTTAGAAACGGATCTGTTTGATCTGAACCCTAAGGAAAACTTTATCGTATTATCGTTCTCCTTTGAAATGCTTTCAGCACGACAAGTAGGTAGAAAGTTATCATATAAAATGAAGAAGACAACCTCTGAATTATATGGTGGTGGACTAGAGTACTATAAGGGTTTATCAGATAGAGACTATGATCAAGCAAAAGCGTATGCAGAGAAAATCGGCAAGTACCCTATCTTTTACGTAGATAGTCCAGGTACTGTCGATGAAATAGGGAATACAATAGACATTTTTCAAGAAAAGATAAAGAAGGATAACAAAAGTCTTGTTATTATATTAGATCATACACTCCTTACAAAAGGAGGTGAAGGACTTCGTGAGAGGGAAACACTGTATGAACTTCAGAAGTTATTTCTTGAAAAGAAGAAGATTGGTAAGACTACCATTATTCAAGTCAGCCAAATGAATCGTAATATTGAAGCAGTCGAACGCATCAATAACCACAATATGCATTACCCAATGCGTAGCGATATATTTGGTAGTGACTCTTTATTTCATTCCTCTGACTATGTTATTGTACTACATCGACCTGATCTCTTAAATTTGAAAACGTATGGCCCAAGCAATGAACCTGTATTAAATAGAATATACATGCATTTTCTAAAAGTAAGAGAAGGTGAGCTAAAAATACTCAAGTTCGAAAATAACCTCAAGCACAATAGTATTGATGATATTGAGGGCGAACCTGATCAGTTCAATTTTAAATCATAACGAACATGATAATTATTCAAGAAGATAGTTCTTCATCTTATAAAAAGAAGAACACAAAAAAACAAGAGTCTTTTATCATTGTCAACACTGACACTACTGGAGGACTCTATATTCATAATGTAATTAACACATTAGTTAATAGTGGACTGCAACAGCAGGACGCTCGTTTTGGCAGCAAGCGCATCAAGGATGTTAAACTTCTAGACGCAATTGTAGTAGGAGATTGTAATTCAACATTTAATTATGATTTTCGCATTGTCAAGAAAAAACATCTAGATTCTCTAGATGAACTCGATGGTCGTACCTTCAAGGTATATGATGTTATACAAGACTATGAAAAAGTTCTGAATAAGATCAAGGCTTATGCAAGGGCCAATCGCATCGGTGAATATAAGTATTACAAGCAACGGTGCTGCTTTGGACGTCGTCAGAAGGTACAACGTGTACCATTTTGCCGTGAGCCTGAGCAGGTTAACATTAAAGTTAATGTTAAGTATAATGAAGAACCGAAGCCAGTATTCAAAAAGCGTGATTATTGTACAGTTAAACGCTTAGACCCGATCCGTACTACTGAGAAAGTTACTTTCTTCAGTGATTGGGTAAAGGTCGGAATGCATCAGTTTGATATTGAACTTGATTGTTTAGGCAATGAATTCATTGAAGATGGTGCAAGGAATAAATATTACATTTCCGAAGATCGTTATGGTCGTCGGTTTTTTGTTACCCGATAGTAATATCGTGTAATACAGGACCTGGGGCTTAGTACCCCAGGCCTTTTTTAACTATAAAACTTAAACATAATGAACACAACTCCCTACCAAATAGCATTAGTAGGAATGTCAGGTAGAGGTAAAACAATGTCATTCAGGAATCTTGATCCTGAGACAACCGGTTTTGTCAATATCGAAAGTAAACCGTTGCCGTTCATTAACAAATTCAAGCATTATAGTGCGCCTAATAATTGGCAAGAGTGTTATCAAAAACTTATCGAATATGCAAAGGACGACACCGTAAAGGTGGTTGTGCTTGATAGTTTTTCGGCATATGTTGACAGTCTATTAAAGACTGCAAGAGAAACCAAACGAGGTTTCGATATTTGGAATTATTATAATGAAGAGATCGGAAAACTCTTATTTGCAATTAAAAAGTATCCGAAGCATATTATCGTATCTGCTCATTACGAGTGGGTCGAGACTGATGCGGGCGCTGTAGAAAAGCGCATTATGGTTAAGGGTAAGGAATGGAAAGGTATGGTTGAGAAAGACTTTACTATAGTTCATTTCGCAGACATGAAGATAATCGAGAAGAAACGTAGATATACGTTAGCATTAAACTCTGATGGTCTGACTTCTGCTAAGACCCCACCCATATTTACGGATGAAGGAGTAGATGAGATTGACAATGATTACAGTCTCTTCTTAGAGAAGATGAATGATAAGTTAAATAACTAATAATGCAAACATGTATAAAGTAGATAAGAGCGTTAAATCTGAAGCAAGAGCAACTAATTTCCTAGATGTAGGAATCCACGAGGATGTAGAACTTGTTGGAGTAGAATATAAAGTTAGTCCCGAAGGGAATAACGAATTCATAGTATTTCACTTTGAAAAGGATGGGAAGAAGCTGTCCCACACCGAATGGAAACCGAGGGATGTTGATCCTGAAAAGCTTGAAAACAAGCAGGCTAATCAGATTAAACGTATTAAACATATTGTAACCAAGTATATCTCCGAAGATGTATTCGTATTCGAAGCAGCCGACTTTAAAGGCTTCTGCGATTCTACGATAAACCTTTTGGGGACTAACTACGTAGGTAAGAAGGTAAGGTTGAAGGTAGTATACTCCTTTAACAACTATACTTCACTGCCTAATTATGTACCGTTCATTGAGAAGATGGATACACCTGTAGAGAAGACTAAGCTTGAGATTCTGTCGATCGACAAGATGACCAAGACGCAGGCTGACGTGGAAAAACCACAGTCAAATCCATTTAACCCAACCAATGGTACTAAGTCAGGGGATAAAGATCCTAGTGATCTGCCCTTCTAATATATAATCAAAGGGGACTAGAGCGTCCTTTAAACGCAGGAAAAGCGCCCGGGCATAAAAGTCCCCTTTTTATTTCTTTTCATATGGTATATAATACAGCTAAAGTAACTGATGAAGTCACCTTAGATAAGATCTTAACCAAATTAGATCCACTTGATATTTATACATTCTACATTGGAAAAGAAGTCAAACTTAACAAACCTATTAACTCACCATTGCGTGAGGACAAGAATCCTTCATGGACCTTGTTCAAAGCACGTAGTGGGGACTTAATGTATAAAGACTTTGCCAACGGTGAAAGCGGCAATGTCGTCCACTTGGTCAGACACATGTTTGATCTTACCTATTATAAAGCTCTTGAACGAATCTGGAGTGATATGATGACAGGTGATAAACAAAAGAATGGTCACACTAGACCTAAAG